AGACCGTGATCGTGGTGCTCAGATGCCTTGGCGCCCTGGTCTGTGGGGGCCTCGCCTGGCGCGCCGCCGTTGGCTGGCGCCGCAGCGGCGGGAACGGGTGCCGGCACGGCCGGCACCGGTTTCTCGGGAGTCACGACCTGGGTGATCGAACCCTCCGGCATGTTCATCTCGGCGCGCGCCCACTCCTGAGTTTCCTCGTCGAGCGTGCCGAACGCCTGCGAGAACCACAACATCGCCTGGGCAAACGCCTGCATGTCGGTGCGCAGCACGTTGCCGAAGCGCAGTTTGGGCAGGTTGTCGTCACGGGGGAAGTTGTAGGCGATAACCTGATGGATGAGGCCGCCCTGAGCGTTGATCACGTCCTCGCGGTAACTGGCCTGACTCTGGATCGAGTCGCTGAACAGGTCGGCCAGGGTGCGGCCCAGGGCGCGCGAGCCAGTCTGCGAGGTGCCGAGGTCGAAGACCTGGCCCTGACAGACGGCGGTGATCTCGGTATTGCGCTGCTGGATGGCGTTGAGCACGTCCTGAACGTGGGCCGATCCGGTGAGCAGCGTGACCTCGACGTCTTGTGTGTGGCGCATGAACGAGCCCGGCTGCACGCCGAAGTTGGCGCCCATGGTGTCGAGCTTGGTGGCGAGGTCGTTGGCCGGCTCGTCTATGGTCTTGATGTCAGGGATGCCGCCCAGCTTGCGAATCAGCTCGGGCAGGTCCATTTCCAATTCCTCTTTGATCTTCCAGGGCTTGTACATCGCCCGCAGGACTGGCCTGCCAGTGAACGAGTCGCCCTCCTTGTCGTGGGCGAACCACAACAGGTCCTGACCGGGGATGGTGAACTCGCCGCCTGTCTGCGGGCGCTGGATCACGTGGTCGATCACGCCGTCCTTGACGAAGATGTCCTGCGGCATGATCGAGTCGGCCGGCCGCAGGGCGAGACGGAAGCGCGCCTCGCCGTCCTCGATGCGCCAGACGATCTCGAACGGCGCGAAGCCGTAGTCCATGCAGAGGCAGGTGTCTGAGAGGAAAGAGCGCCAGGGGAAGTCGTTCAGCAGCAGGCGATCGACGAGCTCGGCCTTGGCCAGAGCATCTGCATACCCCGGCTCGGTCTCCTTCTTGACCGCCGGCTCTATGGCCGGGTGGGACCGCAGCAGGCCGAGATTCTGGGCCATGCGCAGGCCGGCGATGTGGGGGTCGCTCCAGCGCATGCGCTGGTAGGTGCGGCCGCCTTGGCGACCGCGCAGCTCGTAGCGGTACTCAGGATCACGCAGGCGGCGAGAGTCGCCCGGGACTCCGGTCAGATAGGAGACGGCGTTGTCGCCGTGCTCGACCGTGTCGGGACGGCGCGGCGTCTCTGCTAGTCCAAGGCGACTGAGGATGCTCACAATGGCCAGTCTGCAGGCTCAAAGTGCGCATCTCAGGACCATTTGGCTAGAAGCCCGAGCGGTCCCTTCCTGCGGGCATGCCGCCGACTGAGCCGCTGCCTGCTTTCTTGCGCCTCTGGTAACGGTTCACGTGCCAGTAGCGGAGCCCGTCCAAAGGGTGCGAATAGATTTCGTGGTCGGTATCGTAGACGTCGGGATCGTTGCGGTGCGGTTTGACATTCGTCAGGGCGGCGATCAGACCGACGCAGCGAGGGTGAACGATCAGACGCTCGCTCGTCTCGTCGATCGGCACACCCGGTTCAGCGCCGATCGACTCACGCATGTACACGCAACCGTCGTTGACCTTGCTGGTGATGCCCACCGGCGAGAATCCGAGCTCACGGAAGACCTGAAACTCGCTGCGCTTGGTCTGCGAGTTGCGGTTGGCCCCCGCCGGGTCGGCGTAGGGACCATGGGGATTGTCGTTTACGTTGTAGGCAACCAGTTTGGCGCGGACCGCATGCCCGAACTCGGTGGTCTTGGGCTCGTCGGTCGGCATGTACTCGTCGAAGACGAAAGGCTGGCCTGAGGGCGAGATTTGGAGGAACAGTGCCGCCGGATGATTCAGGCCCCAGTCGATTGCGGTGTCCGTCCTCCAGCCTCTCACGACGTCAAACTCGCGCACGTTGTTCTCTCGTGAAAACCGCTTGAAGTACGAACCCTCGGGACTGCGGAAGGCGTCTTCCACACGACGGGCGTGCTCCCGGGCAGCGCCTTCGGGGTCGGCAGCCTGTTCGACGTTGCGGACGTACCACGAGCGATCGCGCCGAGGGTCGGCAGTCGAGGGAATGAACAGCGGCACGTATTCGCCCTGGCCAGCGACCGCCTTCTGATAGAGGTCGTAGAAATACCCACCTTCGCCGTTGCCAGTGCTGACAATATGCAGCCGCGCACAGCCCGACTCGAGAGCGGCTATCTGCTGGGGCAGCCAGGGCCAGAAACTAGCTTCGTCGGCCAGGCCCCAGTAGGCAGCGAGACCACGACCGATCTGCTGTGTCGCCGTGAGGGCGCGGTAGTGTGAGCCGTTGGCAAGCGTGAGGCTCATCGCCGTCTTGGCGATGATCTCGGGACGCCACGCCGCCGGCATGGGCGACTCGGGCAGCACACGCATGTTGGGCGGGTTGCTGTTGGGGTCGTAGCCGGCCAGTAAGATGAGGCGCGTGATGGCGTCCTGGGCGTACTCCTGCGACTGGCGAGCGATGGGGAAGAGACGATGTCCCTGCTGTGTGCCGGCCCAGAGCATCGCCGCCAACTCCAGGTGTGTCACGCCGACCTGGCGCCCCTTGGGCACAATGAGCTTGTCCTCGCGTTCAATGACGGCGAGCGCCTCTCGTTGGAGAGGCCATAGCGAAAATGCGATGAGAGCGCCGGTCTCCTTCTCGACGATGAGGCACTTCTCGACGAAGTCGACGAGTGCCACGGCGGGAGGCTGATGCACTCGTTGCTGGAGGTCGTGCAAGTAGCGGAGGCGCTCTAGTTCTGTGCTGTCCTCTGGTGGCTCTACAGAAGCCGTGGCGCCCACCCCGTGACCTTAGTCGTTTTGCGCCAACTGGGCTTCGAGGCGGGCGATCTCGGCGTCGACCTGGTCGGGAGTGATGATCTCCTGGCGACCAGTCACCTCTCCTGCTTCCAAACGGAACTTGTCGAGCAACACGCCGTAGACCCACGCCAGGTCACGAGCATCGTGCGGCGACTCTGCCTTGATGGCCTTGAGAATCTCTTCGAGCTTGTCGAAGAGGACGGTCCTCATCTGAGCACGCTTGCTCGCCATCCCCGCACGCGCCTTCTCGAGACTCTCCGGCTGGCCCATCTCGGTCACGACGCCGCGCTTCCGCGCCCAGAGGCAGATCGTCGAGGAACCCATGCCCGTCAGACGCACCGCCTCGGCTTGGCCGGTCTGCCGATAGACCTCGACCACGTAGTCGACGAAGTAACTCGGGTAGGCGTTGACGCGCTTGCGCTTCATGACGCCACCCTAGATCGCCGCCGACCAATCTCAGGACCAGTCGGGATCTCGTAGACGTAGCCTCGCGGCGTTCCCGAGACAGTGCACCCCTCGGGCAGCCAGCGGCGCAACAGGCGCACGGTCGGCTTGACCTCGTCGGAGGTGCAGTGCAGCAGGGCGCAGAGGTCGATGGCAGCGGGGTAGGCGGCGGTCAGCAGGTGCAGCACGAGTTGGGGAGCGTGCTTGTCTTGGGAGACGCTGTAGGTCGGCTTGACGTGGTAGCCACAGACCGGCGCGTCGTGGTCGTGGGCAAGGTTGCAGCCGCAGCCGGGCCACAGGCAGACAGGGGTGCGAGTCGCGGCTGTCGTGCGCAGCGGCCGGCGCGCTACAGGGGCTGGATGTCCTCCATCACGTGCTCGAGCGAGTCGCGCATCTGACGGGCGGCGAACAGCCCGCTGCGAAAGGCCGGGTCTGAGTCCTCCGTCTCGGCAATCTGGGCGACCGTCAGACCGAGGTTGGCCGCCGCCGTCTCCGTGCTCAGGCCAAGCAGGATCTGGCCCAACAGGCGCTCGCGTTGTTCGCCGGTCATCACACTCGCATCCTACCACGCTCGCCATGGCGACATCGTATGCACCACAGACTCAGAACCCTGACCGACGGGCGTCAGGCAGGCGTGAGCAGCGGCGCCAGGAGAGCATCAGTGGCCTCAGCAGCCGTGTCCTGCATGTCGACCGTGACGTGAGAGTACCGATCGAGCGTGACCCGCACGGAGCTGTGACCGAGGCGCTCGGATACCACCTTGACGTGAATGCCGGCGCGTGCCACGCTTGCGGATGCCCACGGCTACGCCTTAACGCAGAATTCGCAGCCGCAGTCCGTTGCATGGCGCCAGCCGGCGCGGGGGAGAAGAGACTCCTCTGGGGTGGTGAGGCGTATCCACTCGATGTGCCCGTCGCCGTCATCCACCCACATCTGGAACTCTCCGGGCAGCCTGTTGTCGGCGTCGTAGCGGTAGTCGCCATCCTCGTGGACCGCGGTGACGCCCGCCTGCCTCACCTGATCGAGTGTCAGATTCATGCCCGTCATTGTACCCCCATCTTGTCGGCCTTCCCGGTCCTCCCCGCCCACACCACCGCCGGACGCAGCCAGTCGCGCAGCCAGTACCCCGTGCGCCGCGGCACTGCGTCAATGGCCATGCCTCTACGCCGGCAGGAGTCGATCGCGCGCGCCACGTCGTGGGTCGTGGTGGCGATGCCGTGCTCCTCGAGCTCGCGCTGCACGTAGATCGACTCATCGGGGTGCAGGGCGCTGTGGATGAGCAGTACGCCGGCGACGGCGCGGGTGAGCGGTTCGCCTTCGAGGCAGTGCCAGGTGGTCGGCTCGCTCACCGCCGCCTCCCCTCCACGTACTCAACCAGCGAGTGCGGCAGCCGTAGCGCCGGTCGAGGGTGGCGCATGCAGAAGCCGACGACGTCGGAGAAGTCCTGGCCGCTCGTGATGCGCGCCGTGTCGACGCCATGCTCGAGGCGCCATTGCGCGGCGATGACCTGGCCCTCGGATGGCTGGCTTTGGAACTTCCCCTCCAGCGGCACCCACCAGCCGGCGACAGCCAGCGTGAGGTCTGGAAAGCCGATCGACGTGCCAGACTTCTTCGCGTTGCGCTGGCCGACCTCCTCGAGCACGATGCCGTACTGCTTGGCGAGCTTGCGGCAGACGTCGACGACGTCGTGCTCGTTGTCGGGAAAGCCGAGGCGCCGGCGATACTCGTCGGTGGTCATGCGCTCGGTCACTTGCCGGCCTCGAGGGCGGCGACAAGCGCCTTTTTGAGAGCCGCGAGTTCATCGGTGTACTGCGGTCCGGTGTACGGGCCACCATGCGCCTGGGCGATCATCCACACGCCGACATAGGCCGGGTGGTTGTGGACGATGCTGAGCCGGTCAGCGAGTCGTCGAGCCGCTGACTGGACGCCCTTCAGCGCCGTGTTCTCCGCTTCGAGGGCAGCGATGCGAGTGGCATCTCCATACGGTCCACGTTCGCTGTGAGTGGCGTTCGCCGGATGGTAGCAAGACGCACTGCTATGAACTGTCTGGCAGAACTCACACCAGCCCATTACGTCGTCCCTCCTGTGCGGCGCTCTGGCATGACGCTGAGCGCCAGAGCGATCAGGTTGCGGGCGTCGTGCAGGTCGCGGCGCACCAAGGCCAGGTCACGTATGGTGAGACTTCTGGCCCACTCCAACCGTGCGCGGCCGAGGTTGACCGATGCCCTGCCTAGCAGGGCGCCCGGTGTTTCCTTTGGCCCCAGCCTGCGGATGCGGTTGAACTCGTGGGCGCGCTCACGATCGCCTGCCGTGGCGGCTGTGATCTGTGGGTTGATGCTGCTCATGGTCGCATGCCTCCTGCTTCGAGCTTGTCCACCAGCACCCAGAAGGCCGGCGTCGGCATGATCGCCGTGAAGTCGTCGTCGCGTCGGCGCAAGCCCAGCCAGTGCTCGTTGCAGTGCACTGCCCACCAGTGCGTCATCCTGCCGTCGATGGGCTCGCCGTAGGCTTCGACGTACACTCCCTCGCCGATCGTCGGCTCGCCGCTCACAGGACTGCCTCGCCTCTTGGCTTTTCGGGGTTGGACTGAGGTACGGAGCACGGCGTGGGAGCAAGGGTCTCCCTTATAGGAGAGACCCATTGCCTCCCACCTACGCCCGACCCCCTGTCTCCGGGTGTCTCCGGGGGTGTCTCCAGCCTCGTTATCACCATGGCTCCGGTCCTCCGCCTCCGAACGATTCTTGAGGAGGTGTCTCCGGAGGTGTCTCCGGAGGTCTGAACTGGCTTGCGAGCTTGCT